GGCGCAGCAAGCGGTAACGTAACTGTCTGGAATCAAGTGCTTCTTCAAGCGGATGCATCTAACGCAACAGCGTTTAATTTGGTTATTCCCGGAGAAGGTATCTTAGCCAAGGACGGAATTAGAACATTCCTTGCTGCTGACGTGCATTGCACGGTGTTCTATGGCTAAGAGCCCAGCATGGCAACGCAAAGAGGGGAAATCCGAGAAGGGCGGCTTGAACGCCAAAGGACGGGCTTCCTACAACAAAGCGAACCCCGGCAAACCCGGATTGAAAGCTCCTCAACCCGAGGGCGGCAAACGCCGCGACTCTTTCTGCGCCCGTATGGAAGGCATGAAGAAGAAGCTGACAGGAGAGAAGGCCAAGAAAGACCCGAACTCCCGCATAAACAAGAGCCTTCGGGCTTGGAATTGCTGATATGTCCGAAATAACATTAACTGAACGCGAAGAAGCCATAGCCAGAAGAGCGGCCAAGCTAGCCATTGAAGAAATGTCTGGCGAGTTTTACAAGAAAGTCGGTAAGACTGTTGTAGAGAAGGCGCTTATCTGGCTGGGCATGCTGGTTGTCGGTTTTGTGATTGGCAAGGGCTGGATCGTTAAGGTTTGATATGCCATCGACGAGTAAAAAGCAACACAATTTCATGGCAGCGATTGCAAATTCGCCATCGTTTGCTAAGAAAGTAGGCGTCCCACAATCCGTGGGCAAAGATTTTACAACTGCGGACAAGGGTCGCAAATTTTCTAAAGGTGGAACTACCATGGCTACACGTAAAAACAACGGCATCACAACTGCCAAAATGGGTTCAGTGCGCACAGCGGCTCCTAGCCGTGACGGTCTGGCCACTAAAGGCAAAACCAAAGGCACAATGGTTTCCATGAAGGGCAGCACCCCTCTGGGAATGAAAGCTGGCGGTATGAAGAAAATGAACATGGGCGGCAAGTCCTGCTAAAACCATGATGGCCAGCCGCGGGATGGGGGATATTTCCCCCTCTAAAATGCCTAACGGCAAGCGTAAGGCTCGCCGTGATGACACCGACTTCACGCAGTACAAAGAAGGCGGTAAAGTAAACGCTGCTGGCAATTACACGAAACCAAGTCTGCGCAAGCGGATTGTGTCTCAGGTTAAGTCAGCGGCTACGCAGGGTACTGGTGCAGGTCAGTGGTCAGCGCGTAAAGCTCAGCTTGTTGCCAAGAAGTATAAGGCGGCAGGCGGGGGTTACCGAGATTGAAAGCGCCCCAGAAATCATTGAAGGACTGGGGCGACCAAAAATGGAGAACCAAAAGTGGCAAACGCTCTTCTGACACGGGTGAAAGATACCTTCCAAGCGCTGCGATTAAAAGTCTCAGCCCTGCTGAGTACGCTGCGACGACCAAAGCAAAGCGGGCAGGAAAAGCCGCCGGAAAACAATTCGTAAAGCAACCCAAAACGATTGCAAAGAAAACGGCAGGATTTAGATGACTACTTCAGGACTCACCTCGTTTAACCTCGACCTCAACGACATGGTCGAAGAGGCTTTTGAACGGGCGGGTTCTGAGCTTCGCACGGGCTACGACCTGCGCACAGCTAGGCGGTCGCTTAACTTGCTCTTTGCAGACTGGGCAAACCGTGGTATCAACATGTGGACGTTCGAGCAGAACACCATTACGTTGGCGCAGGGGCAACCCACATACGCACTGCCGGATGACACAGTTGATTTGCTTGACCACGTTATCCGAACAAACGCCAACGTGACCAATAATCAGGCCGACCTGACGATTACGCGGATCAGCATGCCCACGTATGCCACCATCCCAAATAAATTGATTCAAGCCCGTCCTATCCAAGTTTGGATTCAGCGTCTGAGTGGTAACTCCAACGTGTTGGTGGGCACTGTGCAGGCAACAACGTCGGCCACTGCTACGACCATCCCAATCACATCGCTTGAAGGCGTGCCAACAGCCGGATTCATCCGCATTGGTACAGAGTTAATTGCCTACAACGAAACGACTCCTGCAGATGGCGCTACACCTGCATACCTGCTCAACTGCGCCCGTGCGCAAGAGGGGACTGCTGCTCAGCTAAACGCAGGCGCAGCCATTAGCTTGGTTCAGAAGAACAGCATCACTGTGTGGCCAACCCCTAACGCGGGAACGACTTACCAGTTTGTTTACTGGCGCATGCGCCGTATTCAAGACGCTGGTGGCGGCACAAAGACCATGGATGTGCCGTTCCGCTTTGTGCCCTGCTTAGCCGCTGGTTTGGCTTATTACATTGCGCTCAAAGTCCCCGAAGGACTTCAGCGTTTGGACGTTTTGAAGCAACAATATGACGAGGCTTGGGAACGCGCCGCAGGCGAAGACCAAGAGAAAGCGGCCGTGAGGTTTGTGCCCCGTCAGATGTTCATTGGAAGCGGTACATAAATGGGCAATCGTTTTTCGTCCGGCAAGAACGCCATTGCGGAGTGTGACCGCTGTGGGTTTCGTTTCAAGCTGCACCAATTACGTAAAGAAATTATCAAGACTAAGAACTACAATCTCTTGGTCTGCAATATATGTTGGGATCCCGATCAGCCGCAGTTGCAGTTGGGTATGTACCCAGTGGACGATCCACAAGGTGTGCGTGATCCGCGTCCTGACTTGAGCTACTACCAGTCTGGTAACACAGGCTTGCAGATTTTGTTGACAAACAGTTCTGCGCAGGATGCGGCAGGCTTGCCGTCTCAAGGTAGTAGGGTGTTCCAGTGGGGTTGGAACCCTGTTGGTGGAGCAAGAGGTTTTGATAACGCGTTAACACCAAACTACTTGGTTTTAGCGGCAGAAGTTGGTACAGTAACGATACAAATAGGAGCCTGATATGGACAAGAAAGATTTAGCCCAAGACAAGAAGATGATTAAATCTGCTGTCGGCAAGCACGAAAAAAACATGCACCCCGGCAAAACGCCTACAAAGCTCAAGGCTGGCGGTAAGACAAACAGCGACATGCTCAAGTATGGTCGCAACATGGCTAAGATCATGAACCAGCGTTCTGTTGGTCGTGGAGGCTAATCATGGCTACATACAAGCAACCCGTAAAGAAGCCCACTGTTATTGTTGGTGAGATGCCGGTCAAGGAAGCGTTAAAGGCAAACATGGGTGTTGCCAACGAGCGTAGCAACCCCTACCCCGGCACTAAGACTTCTGGCATCAAAATTCGCGGTACAGGTGCTGCGACTAAAGGCGTGATGGCCAGAGGCCCAATGGCATGAACTACACGCAGCTTAGCGACGCTATTCAAGCGTATACGGAAAACACCGAAGCGAGTTTTATCGCTGAGATACCCGTGTTCGTTCAGCAAGCTGAGCAGCGTATTTACAACAACGTCCAGTTCCCATCACTTCGCAAGAACGTGACCGGAGCAACAACTGCCAGCAATAAATATTTAGCCTGCCCTTCTGATTTCTTGGCGGTGTATTCCATGGCGGTGGTGGAGGGCACTTTGGCAACAGGCACGTACGAGTACTTGCTGAACAAAGACGTTAACTTTATTCGCCAGTCATACCCGCAAGCAGATGACACAGGGTTACCAAAGTACTACGCTTTGTTTGGCGCACAATCCAATGACGCTAATGAGTTGTCATTTATTCTTGGCCCAACACCTGACGCAGTTTACCCCGTTGAGTTGCACTATTACTATTACCCGCAGTCTATTGTGACAGCCAGCACGTCGTGGCTTGGCGATAACTTTGACTCGGTGCTGTTGTATGGCTCGTTGGTTGAAGCTTACACCTATATGAAGGGTGAGCAGGACATGATGCAGCTTTACAACACTAAATTCATGGAAGCGCTTGCACTTGCAAAACGTTTGGGCGATGGTATGGAGCGTCAGGACGCATATCGTTCTGGACAGTTCCGTCAGAAGGTAACTTGATATGTCTATCCAACAAACAGCAACCACAAGTTTTAAAGTTCAACTGCTCCAAGCAGTTCATAACTTTGGCCCCACATCACCTAACACGTTTAAGATTGCGCTGTACACAGGGGCGGCAAACATTACTGCGTCCACGACTGCGTATACGCCTGCCGGTGAAGTTCCTAGTGGTGGCGGATACACGACAGGCGGAAACACGCTGGTAATTTCAGTATCCCCTACATCAGGCAATAACTCTAGCAGTGTGCCCACCGCATATGTGTCTTTTTCCAATACTTCTTGGGCTAACGCAACGTTTACATGCCGTGGCGCACTGATCTATAACGACTCTGTTGCAGGCGACCCGTCTGTAGCGGTGTTGGATTTTGGCTCTGATAAGACTGTCAGCAACGAAACTTTTACAGTTATTTTCCCAACGCCCGATGCAAACAATGCCATCGTTCGTATCTCTTAAGGACGCATCATGAGTACAGAAAAAAGCAAAGCCCAAGACATGGTATCTGCTGGCTTGATTACATTCCCAAAGAGCGGCGATAGCGCTTCTGCTGGCGGTGTTTACACCGTTACTTGCGTAGGCCCAGACGGGGTTGAGAAGTGGTCAGACACTTTTCATAACTTGGTTGTAAACCAAGGCTTACAGGACATGAACGATAAGTACTTTAAGGCTTCTGGTTATACAGCAGTCTGGTACTTAGGTTTGGTGACTGGCCCTGGTTCTGGTACAACTTACGCTGCTGGTGATACCTTGGCATCTCACGCTGGTTGGACAGAAAACACAGACTACACAGGCAACCGTAAGACTGTGACTTTTGGCACACCGACAACTGCCGATCCATCAGTGGTTAGCAACTCTGCTTCGCCTTCTGCTTTTAGCATTACTGGTACGGCTACCATTGCTGGCGCGTTCTTAGCTTCCACCACAGATAACTCTGGTGTGTTGTTTTCTGCTGGTGACTTTACCGGTGGTGACAAGTCTGTGGCCAGTGGCGATACATTGAACGTAACGTATCAATTCTCCCTTGACGCTGCCTGATAGGTAAAGCGGTGTTCGGAGATGTAACATTTGCGCAGTCTCCCTTCGCCTCACTAGGCGGGGCTACGTTTGGTGTCGATGTTTCTGAAGCCGCAGTAGCAAATAACACCCAGTCTGTTCTTACAACTTTTGCAGGGACTGAAGCCGAACTTGCCGCAGCAGCGGCTGCGCAGTCTGTTATTGCCAATATGTTTGTATCTCAAAGTGAGATAGCATTGGCCGAGGCGGATTTTGATACCGTTAACAACATCTTTAACGTAGCTCGTGCAGAATCTGCCACCGCTTCGGATGCAAACAGTGCTGTAGCTACATTTCTTGCCGCTATTGCTGAAGCTGCTACGGGCGCTGACTCATACATTTCTCGTGCTGATTTTGTTGCTGCTGTTGAAGAAATGGGGTTGGTGTTTGACCAATTTACTACGGCTAAGTTTGTCAATGCCGCACTAGCTGAAGGCGCAACGGCCACAGATGAGTATTTAGTTAAAACTATTTTTGGTGCTGTTGTTGCAGAAGGTGCTACAGCAATAGATGCTTACCTGCCTGTTAGAGAAATTAACGCCCGTGTTACCGGCATTCAGTTGTATGTGAACATAGGCAATGTGTTAATCTGGGCTGTAATTGATGACAGCCAGACTCCAAACTGGCAAAATATCAGCAATGTTCAAGGCAGCGGTTGGACAAACATAGATGACGAACAAACCCCCGGTTGGACTAACATCCCATCGTAAGGATAGAAAATGGCAATTGTTGTAAAAGATCGGGTCAAAGAAACGTCCACAACGGCTGGCACAGGCACAATAACGCTTGGCGGTGCGGTCGCGGGGTTTCAGGCTTTCTCTGCCATTGGTAATGGTAATGTTACGTACTTCGCCATCGTAGACAACGCCACAGGCGCATGGGAAGTTAACTACGGAACATACACAAGTTCTGGCACAACGCTTACCCGCAACAATCCACCTTTGTCATCTTCTAACGCTGGCGCCTTAGTCAGCTTTACATCCAACCCCAAGGATGTGTTCTGTACATACCCGTCCGAGAAGGCCATCTACGAAGAGGTGTCTGGCAACGTTTTAATTGACGGTGGCCCCATTACGGTAGTTGGTACGGGGGTAACTACATACACCACATTTGGTGCAGCCTTGGCTGAGTTGTATGCCAATATAAATAGTTTTGCGCAAATGTATGCACAGAACTTGAACAGCGGCTCTTCTGCTTCCACAGATATTGTTGCTTACAATGATTTGGGCGATGGCACCAATAACTTCATTGATATGGGTATTGCCAGTTCTAACTACACAGAAGTGGCCTTCCCAATTTTTACACCGGGTTCAGGCTATCTTTATAACGATGGTGGTGAGCTACTAATTGGTAGTGCTACAGATGACGTGGTGTTGTTTGCCGGTGGTGTAGATACTACGGATGAGGCTGTTCGGATTAACAAAACAACCCTTGCAGTAACAACCACAGCAGGTTTAGCGGTTGGTGGAACATTAGGTGTTACAGGTGCAGCCTCTTTTGGCTCTACTGTTTTGTTGGACGCAAATCCTACGACCGCGTTGCAAGCTGCGACTAAACAGTACGTAGACAACCAAGTTACCGCAGGTATTCACATCCACGAACCCGTGTTGGTTGTAACAACGGCCAACTTGACCGCTACATATACAGGCGGCGGCACAAACGCCAACATCATTCAAATTGCTAACGGCACGGAC